GCTTTGGAGTTATCTCCCAAGGCTATGGAGTTAACTCCAAAGGCTTGCGGAGATAGAACAAACAGGAAGAAAACCCTTAACTATCCAACGGGAAAGGTTTATAGATATGGACAAGATCTTTTCCATAGCCCCGCTTATAGATAAATCCTTTTTAAATATTTCCATAAAAAAAGCTGTACCCTCAGAAGATACAGCTTTTTTTATGTGATTCCGTTGCGATTCGAACGCAAGACCCACGCCTTAGAAGGGCTACAAGTACAATCACTTTTTATAACTGATTTACAAGCAATTATCACGCATGTCAAAAAAAGCGCCGACAAACCCTTTGACAAACCCTAGATTGTCATTGGCTATCGCATTGCGATTAATATTTTAATTCACGACAAAATTAAAGAGGAAAAAGACAATATGAACGCCTTTCCCCTCTTTAATTACAGTTATTTAACCAAGCAAGAAATGTTTTCGTTGTTTTCTAACTAATACTTCTCAAAATTCGGGATCTGCAAATAGAATGAATTTCGAGACATGGGTAGCCAACATCTCTGTTCCTCATTACATGTATTCCAATTGCCTTCGCCAAATTTATTATTTAACACTTCCACGATTTTATAAGCTATATCTCTTACAAAATTTACATTTATCATTTTTTTATTGGAAATAATGATCGTAGGAGTATAAAGCGAAATTTTATACTCTCCACCGTCTTCAATTGACCAACTGCCTTGTGCGACTGTTATATGCGCATTGGTTTCGTTTTTGTACTCTTGCACTATACTTAAATAGGTATTGAAATAATTGGTCAGCAAGTCTGATTTATAGACTTTAAGTCCTGTCGCTTTTTCTAAAAGCTTCCTAAGTCTATAAGCATCATTTACTATAGGACTCATTTTAGTTTAATTCTGATAAATATTTTATTAAACTATCCTTATCTCTAAAAAGTCTTTTTCCCCATTGGGGATAATTGTTTCTGGGCACACTTAGTCCATCTGACAGCTTATAAACCATAAGAAAACTATCATCAGCATAGGATATTTCGATAATTATTTTGCTTATAGTCGTATGGATAATATTATCTCCACTAAGATAGCATACATTATCTCCTACGTTAAATTCTGTATCTATATTCATTTCTTTCCTGTTTTACTCTAATTGTTATCAAAATATTCACTACAAACAAAACCCTTTCGAGGGATAAAATCTTTAAACTCACAGCTTCTAAAAATCCACTTCTTGTCAGCCCATCCGGCTAAATCCCTTTGCCATTGAGGTATAATCTGACGAGGATTATTTAAATCTCTGTAAGGCTGACAATGCGGTAAGAAGCGACCGCCTTTCCCTCGCCAATGATTAACCCGACTGAATGCTTCCTTGAAATCATCCATCAGGATGCAATAGAAGAAATACTCACCCTTGTAACCATATTTATCAATCAAAGCCGTAGCACGTTCACATTCAGCAATCTGTCCCGGTGTGTCACAGCCGAACCGTATGCGCTTCATCCACTTTACTCTTGCCAATATCTGGGCGATGTCGTTTGTTACCAAGCGAGCATCTAAGCCCTGATTGAAGTCTACTCGTACGCCCATGGAGACAATCTTTTCAATTTGTTGTAAACCATAGTCGGATGCAAGTACATTGTTATCCATAAGGATAATATTCTTTCTACCGTCAATGGCTATCTCTTCGATATCCATATAAGGAGCAATCTTACCTTCTTTCTTGGGAACCACACACCACTTGCATCGGTTAGGACACCCACGTGTGAGGAAACCGTAGGCTGTCTTGCTGTCAATCTGCGGATAGATGGAATAGTCGGGTTGCATTCTGTCAATCTCCATGGGCAGTACCTTTCTGATGTCATATCCCGTGCCACCTTTCTCCACGCAATCGGCATTGGTGATGTATTGCAGATAATCTTCTGTAAAAGAAAACACCTTAGCCATATACACTTTGTCGTAGCGATTGAACGGATTGTACCATTCCACATTATCACCTCTTGCCTTGTGCCATGCACTTATCTTCATCAATGCGAGATTAGGGTAATTACTATCTACTGCCAATAGTCCAATGTTCATTTCTAATCTGATTTGAATTAATAATTTGGAATTAGTTGATAGGAGATGCGGTTTCGGTAAGGTTGTCTAAATCTCTCAAGAAAACTACTACATCTTGGATAACGGGTACTCCATTCAAAGCCGAAGTGGTCAGATTGATACTATAAATATCAATACTTGGATATTTATCGGTAAGTAGCTTATTTAGTAGCGCAATAGATTTGTCATTGTAGATAACCATCCTATCTTCTATCTCAAAACCTAACCGAGACAAGTATTCTTCTTTCTTTTCTTCTCCTGCCTTTGAAACACGGGAAGCGAAAACCATTCCACTCAATGAGATTTTTGCAACGTATTCTCCAAAATAAAAGTCACTAACATGCCCAAATCCATATTCAGTCCACCAATTTCTAAATGATGATACCATAATTTTCAAACGTTCTCTAACATCTTCGTTTGAAACCTTCTCCCCAAGCTGATGACGTAATTTTCGATTTTCATCATTCAATGAGCGGATTTGTTCAGTTAATTTCTTTTGTTTCTCTGCAAGTACACCTTCATATCCCATTCGGGTAAGAAACCTATTCACATTGTGGTCTGTCAGAGAAAGGATGTTTTCTTTCATTCCTTCGGTGAGCTGCCCTTTTTCGAGCATCGTTATAGCCAATCCTAAATTTTGCTGAATTTCTTTATATTGCTTTTTCAATTCAGTTATCAGTTCTCCGTTAGAATCTTCTACAATAGCTGGCTTATCTTGCCTGTTAAAATCAAGCTGTCTTTCTTTCATTTCTTATTTGATTTGAATTATTTTTTCCGTTGAATTTTCTTTGCCATCTGTCGCAACGGTCTGGCCTTATCTAGCGAACGTATGCCTCTACAATTGTCTTCAATTATTAAGGCCGCTTCTTTTAACAGTCTGAGCAATCGTACTGTATCTGTCTTACATATTTCCATTATTCGCTTGCTATAATGATTACCACCTTGTTCTTGACATCAAACCTGTAAACAGGTAATGGTACGGATGTTCGGACATATTCCTTATTTTCAGATTTCATATAATATCGGGAAAATTCCACAGAAGCCTCTTCTCTGTTCACCGCTATTATTGAGATATAGTTATCTTCGTCTATTTTAAAGCGATAATAATCCATGCCTGCTTGTTTTATAATATCATTGGCCTCCCTGTACCTAGATATGCTCAACCGGCTGAATGGAATTGAATGAAGTGATATCATCTGATCAATAGCTAACTTTGTACTGTCATACAGGTTTACCCCGTCTTCAGGTATTGTATAAATCTGCAAATTCAAGCTGTCGGCCTGTTTATCCGCACCTATAAGAAGATTATTAATCCAACGACTGATATTGACGCCTTTTGCTTTCTGACTCTCTATCATCTGCGCCACATCCGGAGTCGGTCTAAAATTGATTATTTCTGCCATATATTAAATGTATTACGATTATTACATAACACAAATTAATATGACAACTGTAATACAATGGTTATCCAAATTCCAAAATATACACCAATATTGTCAGTCTTCATGCCCTTCCTCTCCTTCTTCATCGACAGTCGGATCAGGCAAGTTTCTGTACCTTGCATTGAGCTGGGCTATCTTCTGCTCCGCTGAGAGATCTCGTTTTGCGTTTTCTTTAAAGTCTACGGACGAAAGAGACGGCATGGCATATTTGATAATTCGGGAAACAGCAAGCACTTTATCACTAGGATCATCAATAGCCTCTATTATCTCCCCCATACTCTCAATAAACGGAGCCAGTTGTTCCATAAGCTTGTTTCGATAATGACGGACAGTCCTGTATCCTTTTTTAACTCCCCCCACCTTTGGATGTCCTATTGTAAATTTACCATTTTCATCATGAAGAGGCTTTGTGTTTTCCTTAGTGCAAAGATGCAATAATTCCGGACGGGCAAACATGGTAATCCCATTGTCAAGTTCCACGCATATATTATCGTCCGACTCAACTTTGACAACCGTGCCTTTCCATGAGATTCCATCAAGAGCCACCTTGTCCCCTTCCTTATACAATATACTTCCGTCTTGCATTATATCAACATGATACAAATGTAACTGATTACTTTTGATATTAAATAATAAAGTGCAATTTACGATTTATGGGACTTTTATCCAGTGTTCTAGGCGGCAATAAAGCCTATAAGGAATCAATCAAAGATCTTCAAAAAGCGAAGGATCTTGAAATGAACTATTATCAGGAACAGGCTTACGCTGATCCTCTCCAGGATAGTGCGAATCAGGCGGCTCTGCGTCAAGCCAGAGAAATGCTGATGGCAAATAACAAACGGACAGCAGGAAGTGCCGCTGTAACAGGTGCTACAGATGAGAGCATTGCCTTGCAGAAGCAGGGAGCAAACCAGTCACTTGAAAATATTACAGCCGGAATAGCCTCAACCGCCACTGCCAAAAAAGATCAAGCTATGAAAAATTATCTAGATGCAAACCGATCATATACGGAGGCTATCAATAATGTGAAACAACAACAGGCCCAACAGGAATCATCGGCATTAGGAGGTCTTCTTAATACAGGTATAACCGCTGCGGCCACTGTTTTCGGTGGTCCTATAGGCGGTGCTGTAGCTAGTCAAATCACCAAAAAGAAATAACAGGTATGGCAGTTACAGACAGATATACCAGTTACCGAAAAAGAAAAGAAGCTGCCGGCATCATTTCTGATGATGAAGCCAAGCAGATAAGGGATGAAGCAAACAAGCCACAGGAAATGCAATCTCAGGAGCCGTTACGTCCTACCATAGCCGTGCAGGAACCTGTACCCAACGTAACGTCAGTCCGTTCTGACAAGATTGCACAGGAACGGGAATCGGCCAACGTGCTTCCTGACAAACTGCCGACAAAATCCGGCGCAAGATGGCAAGAAATGGCTGCAAAGGACGCCTATTCATATAACCCTCAACTCACACCAGCAGAATATTTATCCGGAGTAGCTTCTTACCGGAAACAAAATGGTAAGGAAGGACTATCATACGCCGAGATTGCAGAAGCTCTAAAAGGACGGGATCCATTACAAAGTGAGGAAGACAGGATTAAGGCTGAAAGACGTTTACGTGCCGCTGAGAACATCAATGCTGTAGGAAGTGTTCTGGCCAATCTGGTGAATGTGGTAAGGACACGAAGAGGCAATCCGTCAATGAATCTTTCAGGAGCCGGGCGTGAAGGTCAGGCACGTATTAACAGAATACGCCAATATAGGGACAATCTTGCACGTCAGAATTATCAGGACTATATAGGAGCAATCGCACGTGACAGAGCTGAACAGGCGAGAATAGATGTAGAGCAGGCCAAGCAAAAACAATTTTATGACAAGCTTGACCACGATACCGCACAGAAAGAACTGGAACGCCAGTTCAAAATCGATCTGTCCCTTCTTTCACAAGGACAAAAAGAAAAACTGGAAGCTATAAAAGATAAACATAGACGCGGACAGATTTCCCTATCCAAAGCATTAGAATTAAAAAATAGAATTACCAGCGAATCAAAAAAAGAACAGTTCATAGATGTTCCGTCAAGAAACGGCAAAACATCTAAGCGGTATAGTCAGAAAGAAAATGGAAACAATTGGATTACGACCGCCTATAAAGATGTTCTAGAGATGACAGGAGGAGATAACAGCCCTTATAAAGTGAAAAAAGAGCCCAGATTTTATGGTAGTGGAAGCAGTACGCCTACAAACCAAGAAATGTATGAATCTATTTCCAAGTATGCAGCCGAGAACAAAAGGAAATCGCTTTTACCTAACGGAGAGAAAAGAACAGGAAAACTTTTACCGCAATAATAAAAAAATTCAATATATGCCAAAGCCCAAAAGAGAAATTCTATACGATAATCTCATTCAGTCAGGAAGAGTCTCAGAATATGAGATAGGTACATTAGACCAGTTCAGAAATGCTATAAAAGACAAAAGAACTGCCGATGAATTTTATAATAATCTGATAGATTTTGGCTTGTCAGAAGATGAGATAGGTACTGCTGATGATTTTTACAAAAGTATAGCAAGTGATTTTGAGGTTAATCCGCAGCAGGAACCTCAAGCATCTGTATCACGAAAACCATTCCTGAATACCGGTTTGCCGTCTGACGAAGTCCTGAGCTCATTTAAAGCAGGTACACAACAAACATCCTACTCACCGGTTACTTCTGAAAGCACACAACTTACGGAGCAACAAGTGTCAACCCCTCAGAAATCTATCGAAGAAGAAACCATTCATACAATGGAGCCTCAGTCGAAACAGTCAAGACAATCCGTGTTACAAATGGGGCTTCCGAAAGATGAGGCCATGAAATTATTTAAGGCAGATACACAAATATCAGCCTACGCGCCCAAAGAAGAGGTGGAAAACATCTGGAATGATGAACTAAAAGAAATTGTAGATAATTTGATATCCTCCACCCGTGAGCAAGGAAGGAAAGAATTAGAAGAATACAATAGGAAGGTCTATGGCGACAAAAGCTGGTTTAATTTTAGCGGCTCCGCCGGGCAAGGGAGGCAGCAGAATGACATCTACGCAAAGGCAACAGACATGCGACATGTAATAGACGGTGTTTCCCAATACCTTGACAGCAAAAAAGGAGTAGAAGCAGGACAAGGAACAGCTCAAAGCATACATGAAGGGAATGATATTCGCAACAAGCTTATGCAAAAGGTATATGATTACCTTGTGCAAAAAAATACGCCTAAAGGAACGGCAGAATACATACTAAGAAGTGCTTTTGAAAATTCGACTTTGGGAAATATACTAGGTCTTTCAAACGGGAAAAGTGCTGTACAACGTCAGATTGAGATGCAAGGGACACAGAACTATGATGCAACCGGACTAGAAAAATTTGCCGGGACTGCTGCCGGAATTGCTATGGACCTGCCTGTCATGTCTGTAACCGGAGGTATAGGAGGCACGGTCGGAAAGGCCGTTTCACGTCCTATCATTAACAATCTTGCAAAACGATACATGCTATCTGGGATCAGTGAAGAAGCGGCCAAAGGAATCGCTTCGCGCGTCATCCAACAAAGTGGACTACGGTGGGGAATACGCACAGCATCCGAAGCAGCGAATTTTGCCGCATTGGAAGGGGCCGGGAGTGCAGCTTCCCAGTTATATGCTACAGACAACATCGACGCATGGAAAGTAATTGAAGCGTCCGGTAAAGGAGCGGCCACTGGCGCGGTTATGGGGCTGTTCGGGATTGTTCCAGAAAAGACACAATCGTTAATCAGCAAAGGCCTTGGAAAAAAGACAGGCAAGGCATTCGGCTATGGAACCTCATTGGGAGGACGTACAGCCATTCTCGCCGGAAGTTCCGTCATGGGTCAGTACATGGAGAATCCGGATTTCAATATCAATGATGTAGACTGGACAGACGAATTAGTTCACGCGGGTCTTATGAATATCGGATTTGACATATTGGGAGTCGTTAAAGGCTACTCGGCCAAGAGGCGTATGAAAGGCATTGACTTGTCAGATATAAACCTGTCAAAGGAAAATATACACCAACTTAACCAAGCAGGTATAAAAGGAAATAACGCAAAGGAAATAACAGAATCTATACTACAGCTCCGGGATGCTAACGAACTCCGTAAATCTCCAGAGCAGACGGAAGGGCTTGCTGACAACACATGGGCGGAAGTTTCACAGGAGATGGCATTCAAGAAAGAACAGTCCGCCATTGGCCAGCTTCTCGCAGATCCTAACATTGATTTGGCTACCAAAGCGAAAGTCGGATATATCATTACTGGGAACTATTTCAAGCTCTCTCCTTCAACCAATGTCAGTGACGTAGAAGAAACCCAAGACGGACAATTTAAGGTTGACATATTCAATGCTTCAGGACAGACCAATGAATCAAGATACTTTAACTCGCGCGGAAAGGCTGAGAATTACAGATACGACACGATGAATCAGGTGAAACCCAATCAAGTCAGTGCGCTTGAAGAAATGATGGAAAATGCCAGCAAAATGTCATCCGCAATCCGCATGTTCGACATGTTCGCACAACAATTCGGCATCTCACGCGAGCAGGTTGGAGAAATATACGCACGAGGAAAAAACGGCTATCAGTTTAAACAAACAGGTGAAGAACAGGCGAAACGTTTGTATAGGATGCTTGACAATACCCTGAAAGATATTACATCCACCGAAGACTATCACTATAGTACATCCAAACTAAGAGGAAGAATGGACGAAGGATATGGCAAGGAATCAGGATGGATGGACAAAGTTTTGAAGAAAAAATACAATTCACTGACAGAAGAAGAACGCCGCGCATACGATGAATATGTAGAAAATATGCAGAATATCCTACAAGGCGAAAAAAAGGAACAGGCATTAGATGAAGGTACAGGCAATTATCAAGAAACAGTACCTGTAGAGCAAGACGTTCTTCCAGTTGCCGGAACAAACGAGATGCAAGAAACTCCAACAAATGTACCGACCGGTTACAGTCGCGGTGAAGCCATTTTCAAGAAGCATAATCCACAGGAAATGCGTGGCGTAATTGTACGTGAACGTATTTCAAAGGAACGGCTTATACAGACAGGCATGACGGAACAGGATATTGAATCGTTAATCATGGCTTCGGAAAAGCAACGTTCGCAAGCGTTGAGTCAGATGGATATCAACATCCGACGACTGGCAGAAGACTATTTGGAACAACGCGATGCTGCTGACGGACTAAACGATGCACTGGACGAAGCTCATGTACCCGAAGTACAGGCGGCGCAGCAGAAAGTACAATCTATGTCCCCCAATGGCAATGTAGTCGTTGTGGAACTTGGAAAATACGGTGACAAAAATCACGAAGTAGGGATTATTGTAAACGGTATGGATGCGGAAGGGAATTATACTTCTCCTGAAAGACAAGTCATTGTTATACCACTGGAAACTGTCAATGGAAAACCTGACTTTAACAGCTTTGATGAAAACAACGCTATCTCAATGATCCCCTCCAATGTCTATTCCCCGTCATTCCTTGAACAGAACGTAGTACTCAATGACATGCTGACAGACTACCAAAATGACGCCATGATTCTTGACGCTCCCGAAATTGTTCCCGGACAAACTTATACGCTTGCAACGGGTAGTGGAGAGACGTTCAATGTGGCTGTATTGGGCAAACATCCCAGTGGAAAATGGACTGTGCAGGAAGAAGGACAGTCAGCACCAGAACTGATTTCCCATGAAGATCTGTCAGAAATGATCGGTAATGCAGAAGCGATTCCCTACATGCTTGAATACGCGGAAGCTGATAAAAGATTCTCTTTGGAACAGGAGCAGACCACCAAAGAAATTGAACGTCAACAAAAGAAAGCCGAGAAAGAAGCACAACGTATTGTCAAAGAACAGGAGCGCATTGCCGCCAAGCAGACGGCGGAAGAAGAGCAAAAGCGCATAGCCGAAGAAATAAAAAAACCAATCAACCGTCTTGCTAGATATCCTGAAGGGCATAAACGCGCCGGTATGCCTGATTATGAGAACAGCGATCCGGACGATGTACGTGCCTATTTAGTGGATCTGTTAGGTATAAACGATGCGGTTAAAAGCATACGAAATCAGATTGAAGCATTACGAGAAGAAGAAAAGAAACAGACTGAGAAATTACAGAATGACCAAACAGAAGTAGCGAACAGTGTACTGGGACCCGATGAAATGATTGCCGCCCGTGAATTTTTAGAAGAAGAAAAAGAAGTATTAAACTCCACACGGAAAAGCCTTTCTTTCTGGAATAATTTGCTCGAAATTACGGGTGGCAAATCATCCGAACAAGTTCAAAGTATAGTAAACAAGGCAGAAGCTGCACAGAAATCGCAACACTCAAAGCAGAATGTATATAAGCCCAGTAAAGAATATACCGACGCACAAAAACTAATGAAGGACAGCAAGAACGCATTGGACATCTTGTCAGACCTCAATCCACATACCCCCGAAGAGCTGGCTGCCATTATTCTTTCCGCTGGTGACATCAGACTCACCCCTGAAAGTCTGAAGAAAGAAAGCGGCTATAGTAATTCAGATCTCTCTGGATTTATTGGTCTGATATCCAAAGATGGCATGTCTGTACGTGAAGCTGGCGACAGACTGATGCAGATAGACCGTGAAGGAGAATTGAACATACTTGACCAATACGACCCCAATGCCGGTCTGAACGCCATTATCGGTGCATTATCCGAATCACGCACCATGGGAAATCTGAATCGTATGGTTGAACGTAACCGAATAGCACAAGCTAAACAATTATACAAAGAGGAAGAAGCAGCCATAATGCAAGAAATGGATAATGCCTCATGGGAAGAATACGGCATGAGCTATGAGGATTTGCAAAAATTACAAGATGCTATTACAGCATCTATGGAACAAATGCCACATTTGGTGGAAGAATTAAAAAAATCGGATGAATACATCGAATTTATCAATACATTTGTAGAAACCAAAGGAACCATAGACAATGGAAAAGAAAGAAATGACCGAACTAGCTTATCAGAGAGTACAGATGAAATTACGGATGATGAGTCACAAAGAGATAATCGCCCTTCTCCCAGAAGCGAAGAAGGCTATGACCGAGATAGAGAAAAAGTTTCTGAAACGCAATCTGGCGAACGGAGCAGACGGACAAAGGGAAGCATTGAGGGTAATCAGCAGTTATCTGATGAAACAGGAAATGGAGAAACTGAAAGCGGAGCAGGAGAAATAAAACCCGAAGGCAAGAAGAATGACACGGCTGCTCTTCAAAGCGAACTTTCCATTCACAAAGCTAATATTTTATCTGGCACTAAACAAAATACAACACAAGACCATATTGCGGAAGCGCGCGAAATGGTCGACACCTCCCCTACAGAAGCACAGAAGGAGGCCGGCAACTACAAGAAAGGTCATGTCAAGATTGACGGGTACGATGTAACCATTGAGAATCCCAAAGGCTCTGTCCGTAGCGGAAGGGATGCCAACGGACAGGAATGGAGCATTACCATGAACAACGACTACGGCTATATCCGTGGCACGAAAGCCGTGGACGGTGACCATATAGATATATTCCTGTCTGACAATCCATCCGAAGGAAATGTGTTTGTCGTAGACCAACTCAATGAAAAAGGTGAATTTGACGAAAGTAAGGTGATGTACGGTTTTCCGTCTATGGATGAGGCACGTTCCTCTTATCTTGCAAACTATTCTCCTGGTTGGGAAAACCGAATAGGTACCATTACAGAAGTAACGAAGGAAGAGTTCAATAAATGGATTGATTCTTCAGTAAAGAAGACCAAGCCTTTTTCCGAGTACAAGAGCGTAAAACTTGAAATTGTACAGAAAGAAAATGCTGACAAAAAATATTCCGTAGAAAAGAGACATCATGCCAAAAAGAATACCGATATTTACGCTGTGAAATTTGAAGAACGGTATGACCGGGAAAAATTTTTAGAACTGAAAGGCAGGGTAAAGGAATTTGGAGGATATTATTCCTCTTTCGGCAAGGGCGGATTCATATTCAACAACGTGGATGATGCTCGCAAATTCGGTGATACTATTACTAATCAAATAACAGCAGAAAACAATGGAAACGAACGAAAGTCTATGGAGAGCCAAGCGTTCTATACAGAGGGCAAGGCAGACGAACTTAGAGACCAAGCAGGCATTGAGGAAACGATTGCAGAGGCTGGAACAGGAAGAAAAAGCGGAAGCGATATATATAGCCGACCTAGAGAAACAAGTGATGGAGAAAGTGCAGAACAACTAATCACCATCAGACACGGGTACCAAAAAGGTGATAAAGTGATGTATAAAGGCGAACAGGCCATTATATATGACTTTGAACCAAACGGACTTCCTATTTTAAATACAGGATTGGCACCAGTCATTTACGAGTTAGGGAACTGGGATGATATTTCTCCTATCAAAGAGGAACCTGTCACTATAAAGGAGGTAATAGAAATAGCTGTTGCTAATACTCCGAAAAAGAAATTGGAGAAGGCAAAGCGGCAATCGACCGAGCGTAAGAATAGACGAAATACATACAGAAAAGAAATAGGCGATTTATTTGCAAAAGCTGACGATTTGGACAAGGAATTGGACAAATTGGAAAAGCAAGTAGATGAAAAGTATACTCCGAAATGGGAATATTCCGTCACTGTGGATAAAGAGACAGGTTATACGACTCTGAACCGTGATGATGTGAACGGACCTATCCCTATTGGTGACGGTCGTTTCAACTATTCGGCAAACAGTCCACAAGAAATGCTGGATATCCTTCGTAACCCCCAAAATGGGATGCAGGAAGTTCTTGACGCTGTCGGTGTGACGCTTGAAAATAAAATAAAGAAGCGCGAAACAGATCGCAACCGAACTGAAATAAATGAGCTAATAAAAGATACAGAAAATGGAAGACGAATTGAAACAACGGATAGAAGCCTACGAGAAGAAAGTAGGCAAGAAATTAAAGGAACTGAACGAGGAAGAAACGATAGAAGCGTGCATGGAGATCATGTCTCTGACAAGAACGGAAGCGGAAGAGTATCTGAACCAAGTGGCAGCGAGCAGCCTGTTGTAACGCAAAACCGCAACAACTTTTTGTACGGAAACAGACATCTTGAACTGCCTGCTGGAGAAATAGGAAAACTGAAAGGTAACATTGAAGCGATACGTACCCTAAAGGAACTGGAAGAAAGTGGAGAGATGGCTACTCCAGAACAGAAAGAGAAGCTGTTGAAATTTGTGGGATGGGGAGGTTTGGCCGAATCGCTTAATGATACAGAGTATCGGGAATGGAAAAGATATCAGGATATCACCTATTGGAACGGTGAACAAGGCAATACACCATGGGGGAAAAAATATGGTTCCCATTATGAGACTTTACGCCCTCTCCTTACAGATGAAGAGTTCGGTTCCGCACAAGCTTCCACACTGAGCAGCCACTACACTCCCGAAACGGTTATCCGCAATATGTGGAGCGCATTGGAATATCTAGGCTTTAAAGGTGGAAAAATACTGGAACCTGCCATGGGTGTAGGAAATATCATCGGATTTATGCCGGAAAAAATAAGCCGCAGAAGCCGTATCTCTGGTTATGAACTAGACAGCATACCAGGACGAATAGCGAAGCAACTTTATCCAGACGCAAACATCAAGATTGCAGGCTATGAAACAGAGTTCCACCCCAATACCAAAGACGCCATAGTCACCAATGTACCGTTTGGTCAGATAGCACCGATAGACCCGGCACTGGACAAGACATTACGCAACAAGTTGAAAGGGGCTTATAATCTCCACAATTACTTTATTGTAAAAGGCCTGCTGGAACTGAAACCAGGTGGCGTTGGTGTGTTTATCACTTCATCCGCCACCATGGACGGAAGAAACAGCAAGGCACGCGAATATATATCAGGTTTGGAGGTAGACCTTATCGGAGCAATCAGGTTGCCCAACAACACATTTAAAGCCAATGCGGGTACGGAAGTAACGGCAGACATTCTGTTTTTCCGGAAACGGTTGCCAGGAGAAGCGTCTAATGGTGTAAACTTTGTTACACTTGGGCAAATTGGTACAGGGACTTACGAAGTCCCATCCAAAATAAAGGGTGAATATGAAGAAGTGGAAATTCCTCTGTTGGTCAATGAATATTTCGTCACACATCCCGAAATGATGCTGGGTACGGTAATGACCGCCCACGATGCAGGAAGCGGCGGACTATATGGCGGAGATAGCCAAACATTGGTAGCTCGACCGGGAAGCACGCTTGATATGGAACTAGCAGATGCGGTAACCAAACTTCCCGAAAACATTCTTGAAGAGACTAGAAATATGATTGCCGAAACGGAATCCAATAACGACAAACCCAAACTACCTCGTAAGAGAACAGGGGAGTTAAGCGTAAAAAACGGAAAAGTCTATGTGTTCGATGAAGAAACAACAAGCGAAGTGGCGGCAGGTACGTTCAAACACAACAAAAAAGAGCATACCTATGCCGACGCAACCAAAGATTACCTGCAATTAAAAAACACTTTGAAAGAATTGATACGTCAGGAACGTGAAAAAGCTGAGGATCCTGCCACACTCCGCAAAGAATTGAATGACCAATATGATACTTTTGTGGAAAAATACGGCAGACTAAACGGTAACAAGAATCTGAACGTCATCCTAGAAGAAGATTATGAACGTTTTCTTCCACAAGCACTGGAGAACATAAGAATATCCATAGATCCAAGTACCGGGAAAAGAAACAAAGTTATTGAAAAAAACACAAAAGGCATCTTGTCCATTCGTGTCAGCCAACCCATGACAGAGCCTCTAAAAGCGGAAAACCTACAGGATGCCATCGACATCAGTCAAGCATATCACGGACGTATAGATCTGGACTATATCAGCCACATGTTGAATATACCTACAGAAGAGGCCCGTGAACGCATTCTACAAGGAAGACAGGCTTTTGAAGATCCTGTCACCGGTGTTTTAATCGACAGGGACGCTTACTTGAGCGGAAACATACGGGATAAACTGGAACAGGCACGAAATGCGGCTCTACAAGATTCCAAGTTTGATGCCAACGTATCCGAATTGGAAGCATCCATGCCCGAAACCATTCCGTTTGTTGATATCTCATACAAGATTGGAACACCATGGATTCCAGTAGAGGTATATGCAGATTTTGCATCCGAAGTGTTAGGCATTTCGAATGTATCGGTACGTTATGTGCAAGCTGTGGATGAATTCATGCTTTCGGGAGGTCATGTCAGCGACTTTACCAAAGCAAATGACTACAACACTCCGGCAAGAAGCGTTCTGGATCTGTTCAATGATGCCATAAATCTACGTAAGCCTACCATATATCGTCAAATAGGCAAAGACAATCGTGTGAAAGATGAAGATGCTACCCGTGAAGCCGTACAACGGATTATGGATATGAACGATGCTTTTGTACGTTACATACAAGAAAAGGCGGATATTCATTCCCGACTACAGAACATCTACAATGACCGGTACAACAATTATCGTTTACGTGAATATCGTGAGCCTCAATTCAAGAGTACGGACGGAAAGATACATTACCCTGGAGCAAACAAAGACATAACCTTACGCACCCATCAGATAAAAGCGGTACAACGCAGTTTGCAGGGAAGCACACTGCTTGCCCATCAAGTAGGTACAGGAAAGACATTTACCATGATCACTACCGCCATGGAGATGCGCCGATTAGGACTGGCAAAGAAACCCATGATAGTGGTACAAAATGCTACTTTGCAAGATTTCGCATCGGACTTTATGAAACTTTACCCTAGTGCAAGAATTCTAGTACCAGGCGAGGAAGAACGCAGCGCATCACAACGCAAACGCCTGTTCAACCTAATAGCTACGGGAGACTTTGATGCTATCATCATACCACAGAGTTTCCTTGCATTCATTCCGGATGATCCCGGGCGAAAGGCAGCGTTGATACAGCAGCGTGTAGACGAAATTATAGCAGCAGCTAATGAATTGGAGGTAGAAGACAAACAATTGGCAAACCGCTTGCGCCGTGAAGCAAAAAACCTCTCATTATCTCTACAAGTCAATAAAGAAGAAGGAGCAGGAACAAAGAAAAAGAAAACCAATGTAAAGCAACAGGCCAAAAAGGCTGAAAGCACATTATCCAGAGAGTCGCGCAAATTGGACCGCCGCACGGATGACGTGCTCACCTTTGAACAAATGGGTGTGGATGCTCTCTTTATTGATGAGGCCCATAACTTCAAAAAGATCGGTTTTTCCACCAAGATGCAAAACGTAAAAGGAATTGATACCGGATTTTCCGAACGTGCCAATTCCCTTCTGCTGAAATCAACATTTGTACAGGAACGCAACGGAGGGCGTAATGTGATTTTAGCTACAGGAACCCCCATTACAAACACTATGGCCGAAGTATGGACAATGATGCGATTTGTAGCCCCTGAAATATTGGAGGATTATAACATCAAGACATTTGACGAATTCGCAGCCACTTTCGGACAGGTGGAGCCTTCATTGGAGTTTACCAGTACAGGAAACTTCAAAATAGCTGACCGTTTCAAGAGCTATGTGAATGTACCTGAACTGGTGAAGGCCTTTCGCAGCCATGCTGATGTGGTACTGACTACAGATGTTCCTGAATTCAAGCAGTCCAAAAGCATTCCACAATTGAAGAATGGCCGAATGACCAACCATGTTATTCAAAAATCAGAAAAATTACAGGAAGTGATGGATGTACTGATAGAGGTGTTGAAGGAGGATGAAAACAAGCATGGAAAAGATAAGACGCCCGGACTTCCTCTTGTAGTGTTTCAAAAAGCCAAACAGGCAGCTATAGACTTGCGTCTTATCAATCCGTCATTTCCTGACGATCCTGAATCAAAAACCAACAAAGTGGTTTCCGAAGTGAAGCGCATCTACCAAGAAAGCACATCTGACAAAGGAGTCCAGATGATTTTCTGTGACAGTTACCAAAGTCCAGCAAACGAGCCAACTATTGATTTGTTCGGTTATGAGGAAGACGTTCCACAATTCAACCTGTACAGAGACATCAAAGAGAAACTCATCAAGGAAGGAATCCCCAAAGATCAGATTGTTATAGTCAGTGAGATTACGAATGCCGACCGTAAAAAAGCTGTATTCCAAAAGGCCCGTGATGGTGAGATAAGGGTACTTATAGGAGGTACGGAAAAAATGGGTGTAGGAGTAAATGTACAAGACAGAATGATAGCACTCCACCACATGGATGCTCCCATACGTCCCATGGACTTCGAGCAGCGTAACGGACGAATCCTGCGACAAGGCAACATGTATGCAGCCAAAGGAATGCCTGTGGAAATACTTACTTATGGTGTGGAAGGCACATTGGACGCCACCGCATACGACCGTCTGCGCATCAAGCAGAATTTTATCAACCAGATGATGAAAGGCAATGTGAACGGACGCGTGATGGAAGATGAGGACAGTGAGGATCCCAGTGGAAAGACATTCAATCAAATGGCAGCGGAACTATCTGGAGACCAGACCGCACAAATGCTATTCATAGCGGAAAATAACGTAAAGAAACTGGAGGGATTGAAACGAAGCCATGAAATAAAGAAAATGTACGCACGCACTGAAATACCAGTACTGAACACCAGCATTGCGGTATTGAAGTCCTCATTGGATAAAGCGATACGAATTTCCAAGCAAATTGCCGAAAAGTTTCCGAATGGCATCGAACGAATATCAGCTAACGGACATTCTTATTCCGACAAGTTGGCCACAGCACTTGCCGACATAGCTAGTAAATATGAAGAAGAATATACTCTGAACAGGAACACTCCTCCTGTAAGCATAAGACTGAACAAAGATGCGGCCGAACTAGTTCTTTATCACGATAATGGACAATTGAAATATTCACTCTATGCCGGAAAAGATATAATAACAGAAGGTAAGGATATAAATACACTCTCTGGTATATGGATTAGCGTAAATAGTTCCATTTCCTCAATAGGGAAAAAAGTTTCATCTGTAAAAGATGAAATCGCCCAAAAAGAGAATCGTCTGAAAGGTATGGAATCCACATTAGAGAAACCTTTCGACAAGGAACAGGAATTAAAGGAAGCCCGTGGAAAAGTTTCCACACTCAAGCGAGAATTGGAAGAAAAGGCTAGAAAAAATGCAGAAAAAGTTCCCACATCCCAAAATACTGATGAGAACCTAAAATTATCCCTGCTAAAGAAAAACAATCCGAATCCTTTGCAAGAAGAGATGGCAGGAGATAGTTACGAAAATTTGGACCGTCTGGAAACTGCTACCGATGCCATGCATAAAATAGCCGTGAATGCCCCCCATCCGGCAATAGCAATGAATGGTCAAGATATTTTAAATGCCATGCCACAACTGGACAACCTGCAAATGGCCAAAGTAATCAACACATCACGCAAAAAGGATGTGTTGGCCATGTACGTTCCATGGAGTAAACAGATTGTGCTGTTACCCAATCACGGTACAGAAAAAGAAATACGTGACGCGAACTGGCATGAATCGTTCCACTATGCCATAGATATGGTTATCCTCTACAATACAGAAGGAAGGATGTTACTAGAACGTGCCTCAAACGATGTAAACGAACTGGACCCGGAATTATCCAAATGGGTGGATGAAAACTATAGTTCCAATCATTCGGAGGAGAAAGTAGCACACCTGCTTGAAAGTGTAATTTCATGGATGGAAGACCATGGAAAGACAAGCTCCCTATCATCTGGACTTGACTTTGGCAACCAGTATGTTAACTTGAACGAAATAGCTAACAAAATTATTAACTTTTTAACTCATAATGAAAATGATAATAACAACAAAAATTATGAACGAGATACGCAAGCAAAACACGGAGAAAATCAAAAATGGAAAGATGAAGATTACTCCCCAGCTCTATTCGGAGAACCGGAAAAGGGAGAAGAGCTAAAATTTGCTCTGCGCGGAAAGCCACGCCGCAAGGATGGTGAGAGTATGCTTTCCTACAGCAAACGTATGAAAGAATGGCAAGCGGAAAAAGAAGAAGCCGAGCGTACCCGTTCCGTAGAAGGAGAAAAAGGAGTTGATTCCATTAATGAAGAACTTGAAAACCTTTCCATGGAGATGATGTCATACCCTCATCCGAAACGCAAGCTGGATAACAAAGGGAATCCAGCGGAAACAGATGAAGCATTTGACAACCGTGTACGAGAATGGGAAAACTGGTACAATACCCGTGGCCGAGAAATAAGAGATCGGATGAACGAACTTCACGCACAAGCGGAGGCCGAGAAAACAGAAGCCCGTGACGAAGAGATAAAAACGGTGGACGAACAGTTACGTGAAGGAAAAACATCAGAGAACAAAGCTCCGGAAGGATTCTCACCTGATGCCCCAGACAATGTGAACAACTTCACCAAAGAAGAAATGCGCGAGATACGCAAGTCCTTCCAAGAAAGAATGACCAATATGAAAATATCTTTATCGAAAAACCAGATAAGAAAAGATATCCATCAAGAAATTATTGAACGCAGAAGATATATCGAAAGCAGCAATCTGGAAGATGCTTTCTTTGTGGACAGGCTAAGAGAAATGACCAAAGGAAACAAACAAATGCTGAAAAACGTGATAGATTATATCGAAGCTCCTGCCATTGAACGGATGAACGCGGAACAAGAAAAAAATTACAACAAACTGACAGCGGAAGCCAATATTTTTAAAGAGCAATCAGAAAAGACGCACAACCAATTTATTTCTATAGCCCGCGAATGGGACGAACTGGAAAACAAACCCAACCGGACTGATGAAGATGAGTTTCAGTTAAAAAGGAAACGTTTCATGTATGACAAGTTGCAACAAAAATACTTACGAGAAAAGAAACAGTATGAAAATACACTTCGCGAAGCGGAATCCAACAAACCCAATCCGATACAGGCATTTGATACAGAAAATGCTTCGCCGGAATTGAAAGCATTGGCCAAGGAAGTAGCCGACTGGTTTGAGGAAGTGTATAACCTGATGTCAGAAGAAGGTGTGCTTTACAACGCCCCACAAATACAAAATTATGTTACTCATATCTGGGACTGGAAACGAAGTCCAGTAAACGCACAAGAAAAATACACCAACTATATGAATACAATCCGTATGCGCTCACCATTTACCCGGCATCGTGTAATACCTAGTTATGCAGCCGGGAAGGCTATGGGTATGGTCCCCAAATATGAAGATATAACTGGAATCATATTGGAATATGGTCATTTCGCTACAGAAACCATAGCCAATCATCGCTTCATAGAGTTTTTGAAAAATTTCAAAGTTTTTGTTCCAGGCGGCAGAGACAATATGCCAATGGATATGGATATCATTGTACCTGATTCGGTAAAAGACACAAGTTATTCACGCATGGACCATACTGCATTAGATGGATATAAAGTACTGAACAGTATTCAAAAATACATTACTCCCGTTTTAGGTGATCAACGTATTTTAAATCCGAAACATTACAGTGAATTCACAAACAAATTAATAGATGGAATCTGGGTAACAAGCGGACTGATGAAGAAAATAGCTTTATCCTTCTCCTTCTTCCACCATGGAGCATTAACAGAAACAGCTATTGCCATGCTAAAACCATGGGGAGCCGCCAAGGTTATAGGTAAAAACTTGATATGGGACGTAATTACCAAAGGTAACATTCCAGCTATGAATGACAAAGAAGCTGCCCGTGATGCAGTGAAACATCTTGTATCCTTAGGAGCAAGCAATGATTATGTAACAGCCGATGTAAATAATCTGACTGCAAAGTTGAAGAAGCTTACAAAAGACAAAAACATTCCTATAGTCCAACAGGCAGCTTCTCTACTTGACTTTTTGAACAGAGGGAGCGACAAAATATTATGGGATACCATCCATGACGGTTACAAAATTGCCTCATTCGCCAAAATGGCCAAAGAAGTACGAAGCAAAGCTGAAGCAAAAGGGTGGCCACTAGAACAGACAGAAAAAGCATTGGATGAATGCGGACATTTAATAAATGACACATTTGGAGGTTTGCATTTTGACATACTAGGCTTTTCCCCTAAGAGCGTACGAATCATGCGTGCGTTACTCCTGTCTCCCGACTGGACGTTAGCTACTATCCGACAAGCATTGTCACCTTTAGGATTCGGGCAACTATATGCAGACAATGGATTTTGGAAAAACCTTGTATCCAACGAACCAGAAGCTAAGACCCGGAAGAAATATGGACGCGATTTTTGGATTACAGCAGGCATATTCTTCTATGCACTAATGAATGCCTTAAACGCTTACTTCCGTGTTAAAGACGAAGAGGAGCAAAGACAAATGGCGGATGAAAGACGTAAGACAGATCCTGAATATAAATCATCCTATGAACTGGCCTATCCTGATGGTATGAAATGGTACGACTATACTATGCCAGGAAACACAATAGGTCAACAGACCCATCTGTTCACTGGACGATACAGCGACGGCACAGAAAGTTACGCCCGTTGGGGAAAACAATTCCGTGAACTACCCGAACTTTTCTTCGGACGGGACGGTCTAAGTTTTCCCGGCCCCATGATTGACAAAATGAGTGGAAAGGCAAATCCATTATTAGCTACAACTTTTGAATTTATAAGTGGTTATTCTCTTAGCGGATGGGAAAATAAATACATGAAGGACAAAAAAGGATGGGAACGCGAGGCAGGACGCATGTATTTTCTAGCAAGCAAACTTCTCCCTTATTCCATTCCAACACAAGAAGACAAGGATTTTATGTTCCTCGATTTAGTAATGCCTTCATCCAAAGGATTCACTCCAAGCAAGGCTATCAATTATTTTGAAAAAGGAATTGAAAGCGGGGATTTTAACTATGTAGCCAAAGTTTACAATGCCTGTGTGATGAACGGGCTACAGCCGGAAAAGTACTTCAAGGTAGCTAAAGCCAAGATAGAGGCAGAAGCCAAGGCTAATCAACTGGAAGGTATCGAAACTTTTCAGGATGCTACCAAGGCATTTGACGAGGCTACAAATATAAAAGATCGCAAACGGTTACTACGCTATATGGAGCAACAATTAGGAGCACAGGACTATTATGCCATCAGCCAAGAAGAAATTGTGAAAAAAGCCCAGGACATTATAAATGGTGAAATGCCTGACACTTCCAATAGTGACCGTTACATCGAGCAAGCTACTTCGGAAGATATCACTGAAGATTTCCGAATGAAAAAGAATGCTACCGGACTAAAAGCTTATTATCAAGATTATGCGGAACTTGCAGGCAGTAATCCGGATGCGGCAAAGCGTATGCTTACAGAGAAAGGGAAATTCATTCAAGGTTATCGACTAACCACTACTTTCCGTTCCCGTATCAATAAATTGAAAAAGATGCTGGGAAAAGATCAGGATGAAAAAATTATGAGTGAAATCCGAAAGACAAGAAAAAAATACTTTGAAGAAATGGATAAACTGGAGTAAGAATTTTCGTCAACAGAAAACTTAAAGACAGGATTTGCCATCATATTATATACAGCAAATCCTATCTTTATATCTTGCACCTATTATAAATTTGCAAGCCATTTCTTTCCAGACTTGGTGTGTGACCAAATAACCAATGCGGAACCTATGACGCTAGTTATTAAAAAAATCGTTGTCAATGCATCCATATTATTTCTTATTTTAAAATTCTATTTGCAAAATTTGCCAATATATAGGTAGAGAAAATACCCAATATGATTGTAACCCAATTCATCTTGTTTGGTTCATTGGTAAATAAGGGAGTTATACCACCTAAAACCAAAGCGGCAAATACCAACTTGGACAAATCGAAGAAATATCCGGCCAGTCTTTCACGTCTGGTTTTATCCTTTTCCTTCACTTCCTTCTTTTCCTCCTGTTGCTTGATGAAATTTCCCATTCTGCACATTTTTATGCAAATCTATAAAAAAAATTGTGATTTGCAATGTGATTTGGTAAATTTTACATTTGATTCACTTGTAGTTATGTCAGTGTGAAAACAAAAAAGGACGGTCCGAAATTATATCGGAACCGTCCAAATCCTGATGCACATCGCTATGTGCGATGCAAAGATAATAAATTCCATGCAAATATTTTACATTCATGAACAAATCGCTATATTTGTCTCGTCTTTAAATTTTAACACTATGAAGCAATCAATATTACTTACATTCATAATCCTATTCTTAGGTTCATGTGTCAGCAAAAGCAAATATGAAGATTTAGAAATGGAGAATTACAATCTTAGAGAAGAAGTGGACAGACTAAAAAATAAGAATACTGACCTGAACTCTACGATTCTGAACATGTCCCTACAAATAGAAGAACTACAGGAAAGGATTGAAAACGATATTGAATATGCCTCACAGGCTAGAAACGCTATAGAATCCGCAGAATCATCTTTATTTTTAGGGTTTGATAGAATATTTTGGGAATCGGAACTTGACAATGCCAAATCTTGCATGTCTTATATAAAATATGGCTATTAATTTATATAATATGGGAACAATCGAAAGGACACGGGTAATACGCCCTTCTTCAAGAAAAGATAAATCCACCTATAAAGTCGATATTGAAAGACGACAAGAAAAAGACAGTCTTCACCTAACAGTTACTCACGAAAATGACTGCAATTTCAGAAAAGAATATTATTTTTCCGCAAATCAACTATCAGGAAAAAAGTCCATCCACTTCAAATGGAACGGAAATGATATTGTTTGGACCAATGGAATTGTACCGATTCGAATTGTTTAATACAAAACGATATAGAAAGTTTCATTTTCATGGAATAATGAAACTAACTTTTTCGTATATTTGCATTATCAATGCTTTCTTTATCGTCAGCAAAGAGCCGGTTGACGTAAAACAAAACGGTAAACCTAATTGTTTAACTAATAAAAACATTCGAATATGAATGACAATAAAATTAAATGTTAGGTTGGGCGTGATAATGCCCAGCCTAACGCCATCAAAGAGGTAGGGCGGTTTGTGTTTGATACCCTAGATTTTCTTTTTGCTGTAGTTCCTGTAATATGGGTAATAATCGGGCTCTCCGGAGGCCAATTTCCTACGGAAGTTTAGTGGATTGGACTGATACCTGCTCTTCGGAGTATATGGAAGTACATTAAGGCATAAGCCAACTGGCGCAGAGGCAGACTGCGCCAGTTCTTATTAAAAAAACTTTTTCAGTTACTATACTGAACTACAAAGACTCCATCCATTTAATTGTCTTGTCTGCCAACAGCTGATAGGCAAGAGAATTGCAATGCCAACCGTCATACCTGTCAGATGATATGAGAGTCCATTTAGACGAGTCCCATTCCTCGGGAGAGTCAATGTCTTGGTTGGCTTTGTAAGCTTTAGATTGATAAATAACCTTATCATCAGTTTTATAAGTTTTTTTGTTACTATACTCCTCATATTCACTCCAAGTGTCGACTCCATATATAGCTCTTATGTCATAGGATGCCAAATTAATTCCACTATGTCTCCAGTCTAAATAAGGTATTCCCCACTTATCTAATACTTCTTTAAACTTTACGACCTTATCTCTCCAATATTCATAATTGCTAATGTCATAAGTTATGATGAAACCTATCTTCTTACCGGGGAATTGTGTTATTGCATATCTACAGATCGCCTCCAAACATCCTATTTGTGTATTCAATTGCAATTCTTCATCAAAACCCTCAGTAATTCTACCCATAGGAGCATAATTAGGCTTGCCTGAGTCATTTAAATTAACCCCATTTACTCCGCCTTGGAGAATAATATAATCACTATTTTTATCGACTTGAGTGAGTTGCCAATATATGCTATAAGCATTCCCCGTGTAAAATGGATATAATATAACAGATCCGCCTTTAGCCCAATTTGTACATTTCAAATTAGTTTTCTTGGATATATAGTATGTCAAACTCTTAACTGATTCTTTATTGTCCTGACCAATCATAATAGAATCACCACAAAATGCTGCACGTTTTCTACTAAGATGGCTTTTATTGGATAAAATTTGAGTAAACATTCCATTTTTAGAGACAGTCAATGGATACGCCACATAACTGCTAAATATGGCTTTGACAGCTCCTGAAGGAGCTTCTAACAGAACCGCTGATTTAGATTCGTCAAGCCCTTGAGCGGATTTTTCAATAACATTACCATCAGCATCGGTAAAAGCCCATAATCTATATGAATTACCTCCATACCCTCTTACCGCATAAATCGCACCTTCTTCAGTATTATCTATTATTTGATTTACCGCATAATTAGGCGATGTTTCAACCAAGATAGATCCACTTGTATCATACCTCCCCGGATACGTTTCGTGAATAATATTACTGATATCAGATAAATCATTATCCATTGTTTTTAAAACTCGTATCGATACGTTGTTTTTAGATACAGTTAATGGGTATGATGTATAACTACTAAAAATTGCTTTAACCGTACCAGATGGTGCTTCGACAATTATTGCTGAATTACTTGAATCGTGTTCCTCTATAAGATCTTTTTCTATAATAATATTTTCTTTATTTACAAAGGCATACAACCGATAATTTTTACCGCCATATCCCTTTACACTATAAACACATCCTGGATAAGCATTTGTATCAATGATTTGTTTAACTTCAGGCGTAAAAGATTCTATAATTGCATCCCCATTAGTCTTATACTTCGCATCAACACTCTCATTCGAGTCATAAAATTGGGGCGTAAAATGTTCCGCTTCATGGTCTAGTTTATAAGTGATACCAAGCAATGGCTCAACTCTTTCAAGTCTTTCATTAATATCATTTATCTGACCATTTTTATATATTGCAAATTTATCTTTATATGAAATATAACAACTGAATATAGCTTTAACAGTTCCTTTAGGTGCAATACAATATTCGCCTGAATCTGTAAGATCAATATCTGTACTTTTAGATTTAGTTAGTATATTACCATCAGCATCGGTAAAAGCCCATAATCTATAATTCTGTGATGCATAGCCTAAACATAGATACCTGTCTCCCTCGTGAGAATTGATATCTACCATCTGTAGAATATTAGCATTATGATTATTTTCCACTTTGTCACCACCTGTGTTATATTCTCCCTGTATTATTCCTGTAACATTTTTTAAAATTTTACCTTGTAAAGCTAACTCGGAAATTTTTTCACTTACAGCCTTCTGTGACATGACTTCAGTTTCGCTATTCCCCAGTTCCTGCACCACACCGGCATTGATGGACTGGAACGGACCGTGATCCACCCATCCGCCGGCATTATAAATATTCAGGTGGTAGATGGGCTTGGTATGTTCGGTATCATCGTCCGCATAGGTAGGTCCCACCATAATCATATCACCCTGCTTAGGATTAGGATATTGTGATTTATCTGTTACATAGGCTTTAATAGACAAACTGTTTGTAACTTCTCCGCTAAGATCTGACCATGTTTTGTTATCCCGCGATATCTGGAATTTGTTATCCTGAAAACGGAAATAAGCTGCAATGTAATCCGAACACACCTCCCATGTTTCGTTATCATAGGAGAAGTGAAGCTTGTTATCTATCGTTTTGAGCCACGGGGTAAGTCCGTTATCCCCTTTGGGCCCCAAAGCAGCTATGCCGGTATCCTCACCGTTAATCACCCATGTGCCTTTTACCGATACGGAAATATCTCCAGAGAGTGTTAGTTCGTCCACACGTACCCAGTTGACATCAAGCCCCCAGTGAAAGTTGTCCCTCTGTGCATCATTCACACATTTCTCGGTTATGGCATTCCCCTGCATATCCACGTATGATATGATGATCCCCTTACGCCTCATTTCTTTCGGAACAATATTTCTCGTACGCACCGCTGTGCCCTGAAACTGCACATAAATGTTGTTATACTGTGCCAGTATCGCTTCTAACGGCGCGCCGGTTCTTCCGTCATGTACCGCCTGTATCACTGTACGGGGATAAAAAGGGAATCTTCTTCCCGACACTTCGTCAAGCTTGTCCATCTGCCTGATACTAGCATACTTGCTGTTGCAGCAAGAATCTTGTATGTTGTTATCTTTCATGATGTTTTTAATAAAAAGTTTATAGAATTTACATTTATTCCAGACCATCCCCAGTCAACGGAGAAAATCCTTCTGCCAGACATCTTCTCTTTAAGGTATCACGATATGATTTCATTGCCGACAGTTGCCAACGCTGAAGTATTTGTTTATGCACTTCCATCTTAGAAAATACTGGAGATTCATTGATGAATTTCCCCAGCTTTTCCACCCGGTCATTAAGTTGCTTATACTCTTCCAACATTCTTATTTGATATCCTTGTAACATGGCTTTTGTTTTAATTATCGTTATTATACTGTTGCACCTGTTGAATCTACCCATTGAGAATTGTCTTTATTCCATATAGGTTTGCCTAAAGTAGTATCAAAATACATAGTGCCAATATTGCATCTATCTATAATAGGTCTATGCTGAGTATCTCCATAATTTCTAATATTAACAGTTTTTATCGTAGCATTCCCCATAGAAGTATTAGATTTGTTTAAAAAAGGTCTTGCATAAATAAACAACTTAACTTCCGCATGAGTATCAGTCATTTTGGGAGTAAAACTTATATAACAATTTTTATTGTCAAACAATGTAACATTCAATTTTTTAGAATTCCATCCAGTCTTTCCTTTCCCGATAATTATTGACTGAACCTTACTTCCAATTAAATTTCCTTTTATCTCTATATCATCTTCTTCAGAATACCATTCCGCCTTTGTCAATAGTAAACCGTTAAAATTATACAGAACATCAGAAGTCGCAGTAGACATTTTATTATAATGTATAGTAATAGGTATCACAAATTCTTCTCCGATATTATAACTATTAAATCTTCCCATAGAATTATTATCAGGAACTTGAATCGTAATTAAGCCTGTTATAGCAACCCTATTCCCGATTGTACTAAAGAAAGTATCAAAAGACTTAAATTTATCATTATACAAAGTAACATTATGAAGTTTAATACTACTAATATTACTTTCAGTATCTAACACTGTAGCTATTAGTAACTTCGAAGAATCTAATATGTTAAAAACGACATCATTAAATGTAACATCAGCACCTTCAGTAACACTACACAAAACAGAGTTGCCATCAGAATTGGTTGAAATAAACTTAACATTATTTGCTATTATTTTTTTTATTCCCCCTTCTACACTAATTCCGACAATTGGATTAGATTGTGCTATTATTTCTAGGTTATTTACAAGCACATTATTGGTTTCCCATAATACAACGCCAACATGATAATAGCTTCCATCTGAATATTTATTTACAACTCTACAATTGTTAATTGTTATATTATTACTATATTGTAACAAAGCCACAGGTTGGTTTAAACTTTTCACATTGTCTATAAAAACATTTTCTTGGTACTTTATTGTAATAAAACCATCTGTTTTATTTTTAGTATTTGTAATATCCTCAATCCCTGAAATTTTAATTTCCCCATCTACGACTTTAGAAATACTTCCATTATTTATAGCAGAACTAATAGAACCTTTCGTATTACATTTACTAAGCAAAATGCCAAAAGAGATCGGCGATTTTAATGTTATCGTTTTCTCGTTTATCGCGGCAATATAATTAAACTCGTAATTTAATGGCTCTGCCTTATCTTCGGAAGTTCCATCCTCTCCTACTATCAAAATTTTGTCTCCAACAGCATAACCTGATGCATCCGTTACAGTAACAGTAGTACTACCAAATTGTACATTCTTTGTAAAAAAAACTATATTTTCTCTTCTACAGCTTCCTTCAAAACATCTATTACTACCTTCGGTTCTTAACAACCTCGTATTATTTCCCATAATAGTTATAGAAGGAGGTAACCTAAAATTTACAGTATAGTAAATAGAAGCTCCATCTGTATAAGATACCCTATATACTTTATTTCCTAACATTAATATATTAGGAAATAAATCAATAGCATTTTGTATAGCTTTTCTATCATCCGTAACCCCATCACCTCTAGCCCCAAACCACTCTGGATAAGATATATCAACATTCCAAGTACCTTTAAGTGACATATTAGTAAATATTTCAGATATAGGGGATAAAATGTTAGTATTATTTCCTACAATTATTCCATTATTCAATTTACCTCCATCAAATTGTAATATACATCCTTCAGGAATAATAACAGTTCGATCATCTAACTCATAATCGTATTGAACAATATAAATAGTATTTGGCCAGCACATCATGGATTGAGTTAGTATATTTCTTCCAGCTATAAGATTCTTGCGTAAATATTGTCTTCCCTTTCCTGAATAATTGTTCGGATCGTATCTTTTGTTTGCCAATTTCAGTTGACCATGAACAGAAGAAATATCCTCATCATCAGGATAGTTATTAATGTTTCCTCCTCCTGAAGCCTCAATCATCTGCTTGACTGATTCGCTGAGCATCTCAGGAGTTATCATCCCGTCCATTACAGTGGGAGGATTATTTATGAACATATCATTGAATGTATCCTCAATGTGACGTCTGACAGATTTGCGTGTAAGATAAGTGTCCAGTATACGGTTGCCGTTCTCATCCGCTATGGCCCTGTCGGCTAACATATCCGGTGTCTCCATCTTCTCACCGAACACCTCTTCGGCATGGATATTGTTTTTCTCAGCCTCAAAATCAATCTTCTGCCAGCTCTCCCAGTCTCTCCAAAGTAGTACAGATTTCCCCTTGAAATACCATGTTTCAGCCTGATTGGTGTAAGCAGAAACAAACGTAACCTTCATACCGGGTATTCTGTATTCCTCCGGTACAAGTGCTATGGCATCTTCAAAAGTAAACACATTGCTCTTCTTTACAACAAAAGGGGCCTCGGACGTGCTTCGCTGCGCTACAAACGACGTTTTTGTGTACCCCGGCATGTTGACACGATCACAGGGTCTGTATTTCTTCCCTTCAACATAATCAGGAAATGCACTGAAATATCTCTGTTCCTTCCAATCATGTGAGAATATCCGGGTATCTTGGGTATGATTACGGCTTACATTATATTCAGTCAGCAGATTATAATCGAAGATGCTCACCTTATCGACTGTGAGATCATAAGTTCCCAGAACACCGCTCAAATCATTCCATCCGGCCCGATATCCTTTAGGAACAAATCCTTCAACATAGTAGAAGTATGGCTTTGTTTCCTTCACACTGCCGACAAGTGCCCATGACGGTTGTTCCATCTTGTCCGGCAACGCTTCGGAAGTTGCCACATGACCTATATAATTGACATCGTTCAACGTCTCCATTTTAGGAACTTCGGCTCTGTCCGCCTTATAAGGAATAAGCCCCAGCAATGCATTAATCTGATCAGGCGTATAATGAATATTTTCATGATATTCATTCGGATGAGGATCACATGCATGATGAGGATGAAAGCAAGAATCAAATCTTTCCATATAAATATATTTTTTATTATTCAAAGATAAGCAAGAGCTTCACAATGAAATGTATATAATAAAAGGAACTCAGACTTTCACAAGCCCGAGCCCCTAAAACCTTAAACTAATACCTATGTGCTATTTTATTTGAGCGCAAAGTTACCTTCTTCCATAATGACTTTAAATTCCAGCAACGAGAAATAACACGAATCCTGTCACTAACCAGCAGACGATGATAATAATTCTGCCATTCTATCATTTTCTCCTTTCTTTCCCCGTCCTGACAGGAAGGTAAGCCGTTCTTGCTTTTCGTGTAATAAAAGCACATCTCTTTCAACTGCCCTCGGTTCATTCGCATACGGAACCTTCCCCGATGAAGAAGATATTTATAACTGTCCCACCTGTCCTTATAATAATCATAAGTGATAGAGATGAGCTTCTGTTGTGCAGGATCCCATATGACAAAATAACGCCTTCCGTCCTGTTTATTCTTTTCCTCAGCCTCTTCTATCGCCTTTTTCAATAACAAGCTGGACTTCCACAGACTTGCGATCCTGCGTTTCTGCACAAGGCTTTTTACCGCCTTCAAAAACAACTTAATTTTTCCCATAATGTTACTAATTTTTATATAATATAGCCTCCGCACCCGTCGCCGACCTGTTGAGGCGTTTCATGTTATTCATTTTCTCTTCCATAGTGGGCAACACCCTCACCGGATATCTGTCCCATTCAAAACGGCTCACGTATAATCCTATTGCCCTGCTCATTACCCGATCATCATGCTTCCCCGCAAGCGCGCCGTATTTGCCGTTCGGATATTTCATGTACCATCCCAATTCCTTTATCATTCCGGTTTCACGCTCTATCCACAGTTTGTCACGCACACACTGTTCCATATACTTAATAATGGCCACTTTTGTATTACGGTTGGTATTGAATCCCCATCTGGTTTCTTTCTGGCTCCTTTTTTCCAACTCGCTCCGATTATGCGCATATACATTATCATAAAGAGGGATCAGAATGGGAAAGAACAATTCGCTGACGTTGTCCGTGTCTACATCATTAAGCTTACTGTACGCCGTGTTGTTCTCGACAATGAGCAGAGCATTGTTATAGAATGACGCAATCTGCGCACATTTGATCGCAAGCAGGTCCGGATCTGTATGCCCGTACCATTCCGCCACCACACGCGGTCCAGCGTCCTCATTGAGCACTCCGCTATCGGCCATCATATCCGCGCGGTCCAGCACAGTAATCACAGAGTAATCACTCGTCCTATATTTCCCCCCGATATCAACTGACACAATGTAGCGGTTTTCCAACCTCCATGTCTTGTCTGGCATCTCCCATATTTTCAATTCCCCTCCCTTACGCCTGAACAGTTTCAGCCCTTCGACAGCCTGTTCACCTTTCGGGGATTTTCCGGAAATATCCCCCTGGAATACCGGCTCACGGCAGAACCTTCTGAGTTGTTCTACCTTGTAAATGTCAAATACAAGCTGCCCGGAATACTTGAATGCCTCCACCGGATCGGACGGATACTCCTGCTGCATGTCCTGTATGTCCGCATACTCCTTCATCTTCTGCCTGTACCAGTAGATGCCTTGTAATGTCGCTCCAATAGTCCACAGCCAGTACATATAGTCCCAGTTTCCGGACTTATCGTTACGCCTTTCTATCAGGGTACAGGCCCATTCCAGCATATCTTCCGGATCGAGACGGTATTCCTCTATCTCCCACCATGCGACAAACAACGGCTCGAATGCGGACAGTCTCTCCCCATGATCATCCGTTCCATTAGCACGATCCCATTCATCCTTGTAGAAATTCTGCCCGTTCGGCGTGCTTTCATACACAATCATCGTATACGGTTTGTACAGGATTCCTGAACAGGATGATTTCACCTGTTTTTGCGGATCCATCTTTTCCGTCTGAGGCCAAAACGCCACCTCCGTACAATGCGCCATGGCCGAATCACCACCACGGGCACCCTCCGGATTCATCGCAGTTGCCGTCTTGATTTTGCAGTTCCGGGAAGGTATAAGGCTTATGTTGGAAGTTCCTCCTCCCTTGATCTTCGGAAGAGAGCCGTCAAACTCCACCCCTTCTTCATAAAAAAGGAATTCAGGAAGTTGGGTTATGAGCTTGACATACATATCCTTAACTTCAGCCGCACTGTCCCCTTGATGTCCGACAATGATGCTGTTCCAGCTCTTCACATGCATTATCTGTATCCATGACATGTATATCTGTGTGCATGTGGATCCCCCCCACTGGCGGGCCTTCAACAATATGACACGGATAGGCTTGCCGGCACGGCGCATCCTTTCAAACGTCTCAGCCAGCTTTACCTGCGCCGGACGTAGCAGGAAAGGCACATCCTCCCCTCCTTCTTTGTTTTTGATACGCGCATACGCATAACAATAGAAATAAAAGTCGTATTTGGCCCAGTAACGGAGAAACTCCTGAATGACAGTATTACGAAGATCCTCATTATATTCCCCGTATGTCTGCCAGCAGAACTCCTCTATACTTCCGGCAAGATCCAGTTTATAGATAAAACCGGTGGAGAACATCTCGATAGGAAGGAAAACAGATGAATTTATAAAATCATCCAGATATATCCTCTTCCGTTTTCCGGGAGCGTTCTCCCCTGTCAACGGGTTGTAGGACTTGAACAGTTCCGCTTCCCGTTCACGGTTCCTGCGGATCATCTCCTCCGCATTCCTTATGACAATAGCTGAGAAAAGAGTTTCTATATGGTTTATTTTAATGTTCTTTGCCATCCAACCTCCAGTTTACGCAATATCCATCCGGCCGCCAGCATAGCCGCATGATATCCACCCGCAATATGCGGCAGAAAGAAACCGAGAGCGGTTATGGCAAACAGCCTGTTACGCCTTCCCCCATCCATGGAGGACAGGCACAAGCCCGTATAATAGTAGATAATGACACTCCATCCGATCACAGGACTGCCGGAAGGAATGAAAAATGATATTCCGACAGCGAACATCCATGCGACCAGCGTCCGTGCAGGGGTTATCACCTTCCATAGAAAAGCCCATGCTATCCCGTTCAAAAGATAATGAAGCCATCCGGCATGTCCGAACATATAAAGCCAGTGACTTCCTGACAGGAATTCATGATACGGCAACAACACGGTCATGCACAAGTAAAGCCCCATGGAATATCTCATTTTCATAGCGATATACCTATTTCATCCCAGCTTTCCATAAAATATGCTGTATACGGTCAGGACTTATCCCAAATGAATCAGAAGGTCTCTCTATCGCAAGTCTTACGATAAGACGGAGATTCGCCTCCGATTTTTTTTTCATGATATCAAGGCAACAGCGGATCAGGCTGGAATACATTTCATATTTATACAGACTGCAATCAGGTATATTGCCTTCAGTCAGATATCTGTATAAGATCACGTAAGCCCGGTCCTCACTGACATAATGCTGCTTCGCCTTCATACCCGCAATTTCCTTGCATATATCCTTGTAGTAAGAGAATGTACACGTCTTTTTCAATTCAATGAATGTACGTACAATCTCCTTGTTCCTTATTAATTGTATTTCGCTGATATTTCCCTTGTGCTTCATGTGACCTCCTGTTTAAATGATAGCGAATGTACTTCCTGTAGATTGCATTATATCAATCCGGCTTGAACTAATACTACTAAATTTGTCAGTATAAGACAACAATGACATATCATGGAAGAAAAAAAAGAAAGAAAATCATGGAGAGATATTGTTTCATCCAGAAATCCGGACCTCGACCTTGAGGACGACCTCGCAGTCGGCGAATTCCTTGATGACTCTTTCAAACGTTATGACGATAGTGAATCACAGAGAGAGAACCTCAACAAAGTTCTTGCAGAAGACTCAAGAGCCGCCGGCATCCTGACCGGTCTGGCAAGCGGCATGGATGAGAACGGTGAACCGTTCTCTCTTGTGGAATATCTGATAACCAATTACGGGGATGATATCAGGGAAGCTGCAACAACGGAAGAGGCCATCAAAAAAGCAAAAGAGAAAGAAGCTGCCCGGATAAAGGAGGCGGCCGATGAGGAAAAAAGAAAAAGAGATGCGGAAGAGAAGCTGCGCAAAACAGATGAGGCACTGACAGAAGCTGTGCGGCAGGTCAATGTTGATGAGGCGAATGTAGTTTCCATGTTGGAATGGCTGTACGGAACACAGGATACAGACGGTATCATTCATAAAATTATCCGGCACGAACTGGATGCGGAAGACTGGAAAAGAATCATCCATGCCTTCAATATGGACATGGAAATAGAAGCCGCCCGAGAGGAAGGACGTAAACAGGGACGTACCGCACGTCCGGGAGCTATACACAGGAATCTTGCGGAAAAAGCTCCGACGGACCTTGGAGGAGGCGGGAACGGAGGAGGTGAGGAAAAAGTGGAGGATCCTACCCTACAACGTTATAAAGACATGAAGAGACGTATTTAATCGTCTATCGCTTTCAGGCTCATATCACAACTTTTATTTATAAATTTAAAAACAAATCGAGAACAATGAAAAAGTTAAAATCAACATTCAAATTTTTCTTTTCCGTATTGCTCATGTTCCTTGCCGGAGCGACCGGGGGAGGTTATGCATGTGCCGCCGATGCTTCGGACGGAGGCTCAGTCCAGGATCTAGGGGATGGCGGAAAGGTAGTAGGCGGGGAAAGTTCCGTAACAAAGAACGAGAAAATCATGGACGCGGAATGGTACGTGAAGCAGATCGACAAGACAATTGTCGAGATGAAGTTTACCGGCACGCCTATTGATCAGATTCTGCGCCATGGGGCGACAAACAAATCGGACAGCATCGTAATCAAGTACTACAGTGTCGGACAGCGTCCGCTACGGGCTACCCTTGCCAAGCAGCTTGAAGCCATGACTACCGAGACTCCGAAAGCGATAGAACTGGAGGATAATAACATTGTGGGCGCAATGGATACGCTTCTTGTCCTGAACGCTGACGGAACGTTTGTTTCCGGTTACAAATCCGGTACCGATGAAGTGGATCCTGAACACCCATTGATGCTGCGCGTGCACGCAATCAACAGTGAGACCAACCTTCCGCTTGTCTATGCCGTAAACGGAAAACAATCAAACAATAAGAATCCTTATCTTATTCCGACCCTTGCAAAGGGTACCGTCCTTCTAAGAATGGGGCGCGCGGCCGCTGAAAAGGATGTGTCTACAGGAAGGTATTACCAGCTTCCATCACCGGACGAACAATATTGCCAGCGTTTTATCATGCAGGTAGAGCAGACTATCTATGACCGGTTGAGTAAGACCGAGGTGGAATGGTCATTCACACGTGTGGAACGGATGGCAATGGAAGACATGCGTATCGGTATGGAAGCCTCCGGACTGTTCGGAATCAAGAGCAAACATGCAGTGAACGGACAAGGCAATGTATATACTTGTGAAGGTATCTGGTACCGCGCCGGAAAAGACCTTGAAATCGGACATTGGGAAAAAGTGCTTGACTCTGCCGGAAATCCTGTGGTGGAAGAAGGAAAATATGTGCAGCAATATGTAATCTCGGAGGATGAGCTTGTAGACCTTGTAGGACGCATCATTGAAGGTGCCGGTAACGGAAGCCGCACAAAACTTGTATTTGTTGACAATACCATCTATGCGGCATTATGCAAGATCAAGACCAACAACCGCACACGTATCTTCGAGCCGGAACGTGACTACAACAAATGGAGACTTGACTTCCAGTCATTCGAAAGCATGGGAACAAAACTTCTGTTTTACCGCCATGACCTGTTCAACGCCTGGGGATTCAACGGAAGAGGTTTCTCTCTTGATCCTGAATATCTTGACAAATGGGTATTCCAGAACTGGGAGCGCAGCACATACAATCTGAAAGAACTGTTCATAAGTAACAGTGACGCTGTTGTCATGCAGGAGTTCTCCTGCTGGACACTTGGATTCCCAGATGCCCACGCGCGTCTGTCCATTCCGGAATATGTTGAGATTCCAGTTCCTGAATCCCAGACTGTATAATAGAACCTTAATCATCATCAGAGGTGGAGAAATCCACCTCATCATTATTAATAATGTATGAAGAAACTTTATAAATTCGTTGCGAGCTCCTCACTATCATTTGCAGTCATTCACTGCGGACGGATGATGTACGTCAACTTCTCCGCTTTTTTCCGTGGCAAATCAACCTATCATACAACGGATAGAGAACTGGCTGAGAAAATCAGGGCGCACAAATGGTATCGGGAAGGACGCATTACCGAAACAATAGAAGAAGATGAAGATGTAATACATGACGAAAATGACGTAAATTCCGTATTACAGGAAACAGAGGTAAAACAAAGATACAGCATCCTTGGAAAGCGGATGTGCACCTATATTCCTCCGGCATCTTCTAAGCAGGAAGAAAAAGAATCCGAAAGCGCAGAACCGACCAAAGAAAAAGGCATTCAAGAAGACAGAGACATACAAGAGGATATTGAAAATGTGACCTCATTCCTTGAAGCGAAGGATTTTTTTGAGGTCAGATTCAAAGTACCGCGCTCGCAATGTGGAAATAAGGAGGCTCTGTCCTCATTATGCAAAGAACACGGCATACAATTTCCCAATTATCCATTAGACTAAGCCTCATGATACCTGTCAAAGATATACTAAAGACTTTACGCACAATCATCAATGAGAGTGCGACAGAAGAAGACAGTTTCACGATTGAGACCGATGAGGCATTAAAAGAGTTCATCAGACTCGCGCTACTCGCACTGATGAATGACGAAGGGGTGATGGCCGAAGCTTCGGAAATGACAGATTCATCCTCAATCTCATTCGAGAAACGTCCTGACGGTTTGTTTTTTGCCTACATAAAAATACCTGCGGACTATATCAGGCTTGTCAGTGTGAACCTGACTGGGTGGAGATATCCGGTCACTATGTTATATCCGGACAATTCGCCACTATACAGCGCACAATATTCATCAGCTCCCGGTGTAGGTAATGGTCCCTCAATACCGGTAGCATTCATCACCAACGATACCATGAGGTCAATCATTGCCCATGCAGTAAAAGAACAGGGGAGATACAGTCTCAGGTATATTCCAACTCCTTCAATCTCAGAAAACGGAGAAATCAACCTTCATAACAAATATGCAGGAGCATTAGCATATTATGCAGCCGGTCTCTATCATATTTCAATAAATGAAAATACCGGTGCGGAATCTGAATTTGCAATAGCTAGATCCTTGATACGTTCACACACTCCTGAATCTTCTACAAGTAATACAGAATAATTGTGATTTGCTTTCAATTTCGTATCTTTGCGGAAATCAAAAACAAGATCATTATGAAAAATGCAAAAACACATGAAGCTTACTCAGAGGAAGAATTAAGGGAAATGGTGGAATGGTTTAATACGAGAGAATTACCTAAAACATTGCAAATCAACAAATCCTCATTTTCTCCCGACCTCCCTCTGACAGTAGAAAGCCTTATAATGCAGGCAGAACAGAATCTTGGGAATTACAAGATGGCAGGCTCTTTCCGGCTTCTGAAGGAAATACGGGAAAAACTGGAATCATAGTGCTTATCAAAAACAGACGGTTCGATTTTTGATAAGCACAAACCGTCTGTTACAAAGAATCAGACCATTGCATTCTTGCAATACACATAATCCCAAATCTTTGTTGTGTCCCCCCAGTCCTGATCCTCAAAATAGAACTTATGAGCACCTTTAATGATCTGTTCATCATTATAAACTGTGCAAAGATCGGAATAAAAGGCATTGAACGCTACATACTTGTCCCATTTCGTAGTTCCAGCCGGAAATCCCATCATCCGGGTACTTGCCTCTATCTGTTCCGCCGTCCAGTGCGCACCCTCACATTTCTTTCCATCCCTATCAATGTACCTCATCATGCCGACATCAAACATCGCAAAAGCTTCATTGTAATGATTACCATACATGATTCCATGTTGCTCACGCATAAATTTCCAGTACAGTTCCGGATGTTCTTCCTTCACAAGGCACAGAAGCTCGCTCATGCTTTCCACACTGCGCATCATGACCTTGTCACTTGTCAGACCCGCCCTTTTCGCATCGTCCAACATTTCTTTGAATGTATACTTCATAATCAATCTGTTTTATCTTCGTTATCACTCAAACCGGCAAGTTGGATTGTATTTCTGTCCTGCATCATGGAATCAAGACTTCTCCTGATAAAAGCGTTTTCTTTCTCGATTTTCCTTGTCCGGATAAAAATCTGGTCAAGAATGCACGGAATCATATCCACCTCACCATTTGCCAGCAACTGGCATTTGCTGCAATCACCTATACATTTGCCTTCCACTCTCATAATCAACCCTTTCTCAAGTTATTAATCAATGTTCCACCTCTTACAGACAACAACGATTTGACACCGCCTGTCTTGACCATATTGAACAGCTCAAACAGATCATCACGATGTTTTTTGAAAAACGGATACATGCTGATAACCGTCCGGCTGGTCAAAGCCCGCGTATTAGACAATTCGTTGAATGCGGTCTGAACAGCTTCCTTCTGCTCGTCATTCTCGCAATCCACTACAATATATAATTTCCTTAATGCCATAATCAATCAGGTATTTTATCAAAATCTATCTCTTCCTGCGGTTGAGACGGTACCGAACGCTGGCCATACATGTTATCATTGACCTGCTCCACTTTTTTCCCGGTGAACAGACCGGCAACGAATGTCAAAGCCGGAACGCCGTATTCAACCACCTTAGGATGTTCTTCTATATAGTTTGCTATCTTGGTAGCCATTGACAGGTATTTATCCACCCCCTGTGGCTCCGGCTCAATCTTAAGAGGGATACCCATGTTTCTGGCAAAGATATCCGCAAACTCATTGGCTTTCTGTGCCGCCTCCAGCGGTTCGGCATGTTTCTCCTCTGTCATATACATTAGCATATAACTAAACGCCTCGGCCCTTGTTGTAAACTTCAACTCCGTTTGCGGTTTCTTAGTTTGAAACATGGAAAATCCCATCATTTACTTTTTTTTGATTTTTCCTCAACAGGAATCTCAGTTCCGGATATCCCATTAATCATCTGCATGGCATTACCCATGATATCATTAATGGTATCCGTATCATTGCTTACTTCCGGTATGTCAGCCTCACCGACAACATAAGCCTCAATTTCCGCTGCCTTCGCAACCACATCCTTCTGCGGTGTACCAGTCCCCATTATAGCTACAGCCTGTTCTACTGCAAATTGTCTTATTCCTATTTTTGAAATCATATCCTCATCTTTTAAAAATTAAATAAAATGAGGGTGGAATACCACCCTCTAAAACTTAACTACGGCAAGTCTCGTCTACTGTAACCTGCGTGGAAGCAAGGTTATAGGTTGAACGCTGGTTGAACTCACGTCCGCCACATCCGCAACCGCAATTATTCCGATTTCTTCCACATCCGTGTCCATTGTCGTAGAACACCTCGCGGTTCAGCTGGAACAACTGGTCACCGAAGTTCGCCTTCATATCTCCAACACCTTGCACTGTTGCGGAAATCGCACCATTTGCAGCGTACAACTGCTGTCCGGTCCAGCGTACATCAGGCTCCATACAGTTAACACGTCCTGTCAAGTTAGCCAGACCAACCGCAAACTGAGTACGCTCGTTGCAGCTATTATGCCAGCTATAAACAAAAAACGCAATGACAATGACAGCAGCAATCACCCATAAGGCGGTGGTTGATCCCCATCCCTTCTTGTGCTCACATTCAAGCTCTCGCATTGCAGCATACTCCTGTATGCTCATACCTGTAATATTATCCATAATTATGATTTTACATATCACGGTCAATATTGACCGCAAAGGCAAATTACGGAATAAATTACTTGCAGATAAAATATTTATTTTCCAGTTTGTTTACTATTTCTTTCCAATTGTTTTCCACAATCCATACCCTTTGTTTTTTAGCATTACGCCGCATCGAGCCGACAGCCTGTTTGGTTCTGTTAGTCAATGACGCTATCTCCGTGTCAGAGAAAATCTTGGCTAAATAACGCACAAGAAGATATCTGGCATTCGCACACTCTTCTTTATTGCTATGTATAATACCTGTTTCAGATATTCCCGTCACTGAAGCGACAACCTGCAATACATCCTTATATATTTCATCACTTTTCATATAATCACTGTTTGGATAAACAAAATACGTCGGAAAATTGTTAAGCAGTCTGGGACCGCAAAACAATTCTTGTTCCGACGTATTGTTTCTCCTTAGCGACTTCTACCTGATAAGGAGCGTGCGGTCCTTTTCTTACAATCCGGACCGCCGAAGATTTTTGTTATAACGAAAGACTGAATTGAAAAAAATACAATCTATAAATTACGGGCACCTCCTTTTTTTTCTTAACCATCTGACAATCATCATAGATATAAGCAATATATTCATTATCATAGACCATCCACCTATCTCTATTTTTGTTTTTTGCCACCAGTTTAATTTTTTCTCCACCTCTACAATCTTAGGTACTTCGATTCGCTTGGTTACCGTCATATAATGAGGTACAGTTACTATAAGTACCGAATTTGGCCATATTCCCAGCGAATGTTGCAATATTCCACCTGAATATCTAGCCCAGCTGTACGCATAAGGGTTGGAAAGAAAAGATACAGTGTCACGTGTCGCAGTACTATCTTTGTATGGGACCAGTCTTTCTGTTATGGTGGTATCATGTACTTCCACTGTTTCCGTTGTCTTGATCTCCACAGGAACATATCTGGTCTTACACGAAAAGACAAATAAAAGCACTATCACTACCGCAATCCATATATAGATTCTTTGTCTCATCTCTCAAATTTTATATCATTGATACGGTTCATCCAGCCTCTCTTAAATTTATTATTGGTCGGACGCTGATGACAAATATCTTCAATGAAATCAAACCGTGCAATCTTGATCATGTCGAACAACTCACGCGGATTCTTGGCATTTACCGCGGCAATGGTCTTGGGACCTACAATGCCATCCACCTTAACACCAAGCAAACGTTGAGGAATCTTAATTCCGTGCGCACCGGATGCCCAGACCCAATCAACCAATA